CTATTAGGAGATAATGCTGACCAAAGAATTGAATCAGCTAATTTGTGGGCTAAAAAGAATCTAACACCTGATTCTTATGATGCCATATCTCAATTTGCTGCTAGAGCAGATGGTGTAAAAGTTATTGAGGAATTGATGAATCTAACAAAAGAAGCACCTATTCCACAACATGAAACACAGATAGATGTAAAACCTTCTTTAGCAGACATAAGATCTATGATGAACGATCCAAGATATTATGAAGATGGTAGAAAAGATCCAGCATATATTGAAAAAGTTACACAGCTCTTTAACAAATACGCAACTTAATAATTGCCCAAGAGTTAAAGTTCTGTGGAGAGATGCTATTAGCTATGCTACATGGCAAGATCCAGAAGAAGTAAAAAAATATAAACCAGCAGTAAACTGCACAGAAGGTAAGGTATTAGTAGATAATGATGATGTGATTATCTGCTTTATGACATGGAATGACACAGATATTGGTGATATCTGTGTTATCCCTAAAGAGAATGTCATTAAAATTGTGCGTTGATTTTTTCTTAAAAGTATGTAAGTCCTAGATAAAAGACCTCATTTGGCTTTAGGATATGCCTCTACTAGAGATAACATATCTCACCCAAAGAGATAATCTTAAGATAACAACATAACTCAAAGGAGAAAAAATGAGTGCTGCAATAAGTAATGCTTTTATTACTCAGTTTGAAGCTGAAGTACATATGGCATACCAAAGAAAAGGTTCTAAGCTCAAGAACCTTGTTCGTGTAGTTAATGGTGTATCTGGTGAATCTGTTAAGTTCCAAAAAGTAGGAACTGGTGAGGCGACTTCTAAAGCAAGACATGCTGAGGTTGTAGCAATGAATATTTCTCACACAAATGTTACAGCAACATTAGCAGATTTCTATGCATCTGACTATGTAGACAAATTAGACGAGCTAAAGACTAACATTGACGAAAGAGCAGTAATCGCAAATAACGCAGCTTACGCTCTTGGTAGAAAAACTGATAGCATTATCACTGACGCTATGGCATCTGCAACTACACTAGCTAACAACGCTGGTGCACAGGGTGGTACAGTATCAACAGATATGAATGTTGCGAAGTTCCAAGAGATGCAAGCATTATTTGGTACAAATGATGTGCCAGATGATAATCAGCGTTACTGGGCTATTGGTCCAAATCAATGGTCTGACTTATTAGCTGACGATCAGTGGTCAAGAATGGAATACATTGGATCTAACGAATTACCATTTGCTGGTATGAACTACACAGCAAAGAGATTCTTAGGATTCTTAACATTCGTACATTCTGGACTAGACACATCTGGTTCAACAGATAGACATACAATCGCATGGCACAAATCATCAATGGGCTTAGGCGTTGGATCTGAAGTAAGAACTGAAGTAAACTACATTCCTGAGAAGGTAGCTCACTTAATGACTTCTTACTTATCAATGGGTTCAATCCTAATTGACACTAATGGTATTAGAGTGCAGAAGTGCGCAGAGTAAGGAGATAAATTATGGCATATGAATCAAGTAATCCCCTAAAGAAGATTGCTCAAGGTGGTGCTGGTAATAACATCTGGTTTTACTCTGATGATGATACTATCACTGCAATAGCAACTTCAGGATATTTCAATTCTGCTTACAAAGAAGTAAGAGAGAATGATATTATTCTGTGTGTTGGTTCTAATGGTGGTTCTCAGACTGTAGATATCCTAGTGGTAACTTCTACAACTGGTGCAACTACTGTTACAGTAACTAACGGATCATAAGGGAATGGGGGGTTAATACCCCCCTTCTTATATAGGAGTTTATTATGGCAATAGCAAAAGCATTAGGTAGAGCAGCAAAGACAGCTGGTAAGTTTCTTAAAGAAAAAGGGAAACAAGCTGTTAAAGTTTCTAGAGGAGCTGCTTCAAAAGCAAAACCAACATTAGCAAAAGCAAAAGATGTTACTACTAAAGCTGGTACAAGAATTAAATTAGGTGCAAAGAATGCTGCTACTTCTGCAACTAATGCAGCATTAAGAGTATCTGAAAGTAAAGCAGCCCAAAAAACAGTCGCTAAAACAAAAGAAGGAATGGCTAAAGCAAAAGCTAAAATTGCAGCTAAGACACCAGAGAGTGTTAAAAAACAATTTAGAAGTCAAGAAGGTACATTTGGAGAAAAACCAAATTTAAGAACTAGAGCTACTGCGCTAGGTAAAGCTGCTGCTGGAGCAGCCGCATTGCCTGGAAATTTAATTGGAGCTGCTGCTGGACCTACTATTGGAAAAGGGGTAAGGGCAGTTAAGAAAAAATTTGGAAAGAAATATTTAGAAGGCAAAGAAGTTACTGACATGTTAGATGAATTTGCAGATGCTCCTCAAACACAGAACTTTATTAGAGGTGTAGCAGATATAGAAAAGTATGGAGAAATTGGTGGAAGAATATCACAAGGTGCTGCCATACTTGGTGCTGGTGCATTAACAGCTTCTATCATGACATCTAACAATAATCCTAAATCTGATTATGAGATGAAAAGATCAGGTGATGGTTTCCAATTAAAGTTTAATGATGAAGGTAAGAATAAAATCTTAACTGGTAAATCATTAAGCCAGAAACAAGTAGATGAAGTAAGATCTATTATTGCTTACATGGAATCTATTATTGTATCTGACAATCCAAAAGCTAGACAAAAAGAATTTATTGCCGCTATGGATAAATTATCTGGATATGGAGTTAATAGTGTTGTTGGTAAGAATCTAATGATTAACATGCCACAATCCTTTGCTAACCCTAGAAACTGGTAATGGCTGAGAAGTGGATTCAAAAAGCAATTAAGAAAAAAGGTGCTTTAAGAGCCACTGCTAAACGTATGGGCTTACTCAAATCAGGAGAAACCCTATCACAAAAAGACCTATCAACCATGAAAAAGAAGGCTGTCAAAGGTAATAATACATTACTCAAAAGAAGAGTGGCTTTGGCTAAGACCTTAAAGAAAATGAGAAAATAATGGCAACAACCAAAATAGATATTGTTAATAGAGCATTAGTATTAGTAGGAGCAAATAAGATATCATCCTTTAGTGATAATTCTACAGAAGCAACTGTAGCAGATGAAATTTATGAGGAGTTCCTAGAATCTATCTTAACAAGATCTCATTGGGATTTTGCTACTGAGCAACAACAATTATCTTTATTAGCTTCTGCACCGACAGGAAGATATGAGTATGCTTATCAGATGCCTACAAGCCCAGCTGTTATTCATGTTCATACAGTAACTGTTAATGATTTTCCTATTCCTTACGAGAGGTATGGTAACAAGATATTTGTTAATGGATATGGCTCTAATAACGTATTAGTTATGGATTATATCTTTAGACCTGATGAAAGTACCTTTCCACCTTATTTTAGACACGCTCTAGTATTTAAACTAGCTTCAGCATTTGCTGGATCTATTGCTAGAGATGCTGCTTTAGTTAATCAGTTTGATACTTTAGCAGAAAGACATTTACTCATTGGTAGAAATACTGAGAGTAAAGAAACAACAAGTAATAGACTTAATACAGATAAGTTCCTTACAAATCGCTGGAGTACACGAAGTGGTAAGATTGGATCGTAATGCCCAGAAAAGTAAGACAAGTTTATACCAACTTCTCAGCTGGTGAATTAAATCCTCTACTAAATTCTAGAACAGATGCTCAATCATATTTTGAGGGAGCAAAACAATGTCGTAACTGGTTTCTCTTAGATGAAGGTGGTCTAATGCGTAGACCAGCTACTAGCTATCAAGCAACCTTAGTCGGAAAGACTAGACTAATGCCTTTTATCTTTTCTGAAGATGAAGTGGCTATCTTTGCATTATCTAATGGAAGATTAGATGTTTATGGATCAGATGGATCTGTTATTCAATCAAATATTACCTCAGGAGTAAACTGGACTGAAGCTCAGTTATTTGAATTAAACTTTGCTCAGTTTGGAGATACTATATTTTTAACACACAGAGATAATCCTATATTAGAAATAAAAAGAACTAGTGCTACTTCTTTTACAGTTTCAGCTTTTCAATTTGAAATAGATGAAGATATTGTTGTATCAGGAGCATATAAAAGACATACGCCTTTTTACAAGTATGAAGATGCTAGTGTTACTATTACTTTATCTACTGGTGCAACTGGTACTGGTAGAACAATTACAGCATCATCTCCTGTTTGGACCACAAATTATGTAGATCATTATATTAAAGTAGACGGATCACAAATTAAAATTACTGGATATACTTCTAGTACAGTAGTTACTGGAACTATTATAGAAACTGTAGCTGCTGGTGCTGGTCCTCATAATGATTGGGAAGAAGAATTAATATCTTCTCCAAGAGGTTATCCTCAAGCTGTGTCATTCCATGATAATAGATTATGGTTTGGTGGTGTTAAATCTAAGCCTTCAGCTATTGTAGCAAGTGAAATATCGGGTTATAGAAATTTTGATGTAGGGACTGGATTAGATAATGAATCTATTAATGTGGCTATTACTTCTGATAAAGTAAACGAAATAAGACATCTAGTATCTTCTAGAAATTTACAAATCTTTACAGATGCTGGGGAATATTATATTCCTTCTTCAGATACTATTGCTATTACGCCTAGTAATGTATCTTTTGCTAGACAAACACCTTATGGATGTAATAGAGCTAATCCTACACCATTTGACGGAGCTACTTTATTTAGTCAAAAGAATGGTAAAACAGTCAGAGAGTTTATTTTTAGTGATCTAGAACAAGCGTATAAATCAACTTCGGTTTCTGTTTTAGCTTCTCAATTAATTGATAGTCCTAAACAAATTGCTATGCAAACAGGCAACAATGAAAGACCTGAACAGTTTGCTTTTTTCTTAAACAACGGATCTACAGAAGGTGGTAAACTAGCTGTATTCCATAGTATTAGAGATGAAAAGATTGCTGGTTGGACTATGTGGGAAACTAAGACTAATGATAAGTTTTATAGTGTTATAGCTTTAAATGAAGATTTATTTGTAGTAACAGAAAGAGTATTACCTTCTGGCACGGTTTATCTACTCGAAAAATTTAGCGATACAGATAGCGTTACTCTTGATTGTTCTACGCTAACAACTGTGTATCAAAAGGGTACACCACTAGTAAATGGTGCTGGTCAGACAGGAACAACACTAAATGTAGATGGTTTGACTTCTGATCCTCAAGTCAATGAAACATTTACCATAGCTGGAGATAGTACAGAATATACTATTATTGCTGTAACTGATACAGGATCAGGTTCTTATACCTTAGCGTTAGATCAAACTTTAGCTGCTACACCAGCAGATAATGCTGTTATTACGCTAATTAATGGATTTATTCATACAGTAGATGCTGTTTATGAGCCTACTACTGAAGTTAATGCTGTATATGGAAATGGATCTTTAGGTCAATATACTATAGATGCTAATGATAGAATTACCCTAACTAATGCTCCTTTTCCTACAGGAGTTAGAGTAGGATTTAACTTTACTCCTATTGTAGAAACAATGCCTATTGATAAAGAGATTGATACAGGACCATTGACAGGACAGCCAAAGAGAATTAATAAAGTAATTATAGATATGTCTAATGGATTGGATGTTAAGATGAAAACTACTGGAGATAGCTATTACCCTCTTGTTATTCAACAAACTAACTTTACAATTAATAGTGATGTATTACCTACTACTGGTAGAAAAGAGTTTAATTTCTTAGGTTATTCTAAATCACCAACAATTAATATATCGCAGAACGATCCTCTGCCACTTAAAATATTAGGATTAGCTATGGAGATAACTTTCGCTTAATGCAATTAGCCGCTTCATCATCAATGCTAACAGCTATTGGAACTGGTATATCAGTAGTTGGTACATTATCTTCTATGAGCGCTCAAAGAGCTGCTATAGAAAGAGAAAATCAAAGATTAGAAACAGAAGCCAAAATGGCTGAATTAACAGCTTTACAAGATGAGAATGCTAGAATGGAAAAGTTAAGTCAAACTCTAGCATCTAACTTAGCCTTTGCTTCGATTGCTGGATATTATGATGACTCTAGAAGTTTTCTTAATATACAAGATCAAACAAGAAAGAATGCAGAGAAAGATATAGCTCAAATACGATTAATGGGAGCTGCTGTTCAAAGTAAAATAGGACAGCTTAAATATGAGAATATAATGAAGAAACAAGATTTAACATTTGGTGGTTGGACTTCAATCGCTGGTCAATTAACAACTGGGTATAAAGGATATCTAGAAGAAAAAGCAATAGAAATGGCAGTAGATTAATGGCATTAAAAGTAGGTGAAAAAGAAGTAGGAACAAGTATTGCGTCTTTATCGCAAAGACGAGGAGTAACACCAGCTTATACAGGAGATGCTCTAGCTACTGCTGCTGAGAATATTGGCAGTGTTGTTAATACATTTCAAGCAAGAGCGGCTGAATTATTAGACTTAGAATATAGAACAAAAGCTAATGTAGATGCTACTAACTATTTAACAAACTTATCTAGAGATGAAAATTATAGATATGATCCTGATAAGTTTATGGCGGCTGCTACTGCCTATATGGAAAAATCTATAGAACAAGCTCCTAGTAGATATAAATCATGGACTAAAGGATTAATTAGCCCAATGATTGCTACTAAAGGTGATGCTTTATGGACTAAATGGAATAATAGAAACCAAGCAGAAAAGCAAAAGATATTCCAAGATGGTCATACAGTCATAATGAATGACATTGCTACTGAAATGCAAGATATGAACTTTGCTCAATTAGATGAATTTATTGTTGGACCTGAAGGAAAAGGGGGTATTGCTTTACAGAAATTAGGGGAATCTTATGAACTTTATACTAAGTTATATAATTCTTTAGATGATAACACAAATATGCTTAGACCAGAAGAATGGTTTAGAAATCAGCAAATCTTTATTGAAGAAGCTAGAATGGAATCTGTTGTTACTAGTTTCTTAAAAGATGCTATGGCTGGAGATGCAACAAGTTATTTAAATGATCCCTACAATTTAGGATTTAAAAAAGATGATTTACAATTTGAACAAGCAGCTAAATATGTAAAAACTATTCTAACTCAATATTCAGCTAACCCAGAAAAGCTTGAAGGAATACCAGCGTTTGCTTCTTTATTAAAAGATACAACTATTGAAGAAAGAGCACAAATAGTAGAAAACTTACAAAGTAAGATTGCATCTTATCAAAGTGATTCTGATAAAGAATTTAATAACTATAAGGTTAAACAGCAAATTAATGCTGAAAAATATATAGCTCAAATAGAACAAAGAATAGATGGTTTTGATAGTCAAATGTTATTAGATCAAGACAACAATACCTTAGTTACTGATTTGCAAAAACTCAATGTATCAGATGATGATATTAGAACTATTATAC